AAATAGTATATTCGGTTGACACTTGTCAAGAGTATGCTATAATACATTATAAGTTAAAGACATAGAGGACGATATACTATGAACACGAAAAGAATTTTATTAGTTACTACAGTAGCATTAAGTTTAGGTGCTTGCCAAACTATGGGTAATCATGCCCCGAAGGCTTCCGTAGGAACACTACTTGGTGGTGCGATGGGCGGACTTGCTGGGTCACAAGTTGGTGGCGGAAAAGGTAAGTTAGTTGCTGTTGGACTTGGCGCTGTACTTGGTGCATTTATGGGTAATAGTGTTGGTGCTAGTTTAGATGAACTAGACAAGATGAAAATGCAAAAAACTAGCCAATATACTCTAGAACGTTCTAGAGATGGACAAGCAAGTGCTTGGTATAACCCAAACAACGGAAATTCTGGAACAGTAACTCCTACTCGTACAGTTAAAGAGAATGGTAGATACTGTCGTGAATATCAGCAGACTGTAACTATTGACGGTAACACACAGAAAGCATATGGCAAAGCATGTCGTCAGCCTGATGGTAGTTGGAATATCCAAAGTTAATACGTTGTGGCACTAGATTTACATGGCGTAACTATACACGAAGGATGGCAGAGCTTTAAACGTGAAGCAGACGACGCTTATTATCGTAAAGTTAAGGCATTTAAAGTTATAACTGGCAAAGGTCAGATGTTACAAGAGTTTCCAATTTGGGGATCTAACCATCCTCGAGTACGTGAGGTAAAGTTAAACACAGACGGCGGTAGTTTTAAGGTTATTCTACATAAATAGGACGCGGGCTTATTATGCCCTTAGGAGATATGGTTATGGCGTATTCAGAGAAGCTATTAGACCACTACGAAAACCCAAGAAATGTTGGTAAGATGGATCCTACAGATCCCAGTGTTGGTACTGGATTAGTTGGTGCACCTGCATGTGGCGATGTTATGAAACTTCAAATAAAAGTAGATGATGGTGGATTAATTGAAGATGCATGTTTTAAGACCTTTGGTTGTGGCTCAGCTATTGCAAGCTCGAGTTTAGTTACCGAATGGATTAAAGGCAAAACATTGGACGAAGCCAATGAGATTAAAAATACAGATATTGCTAAAGAATTAGCACTGCCTCCAGTTAAGATACATTGCAGTATCCTAGCAGAAGACGCAATCAAAGCAGCAGTTGCTGATTATAAAACTAAAAGAAGTGAATTGAACAAATAGGATTATTGATGAATACGACTAAAACATTCTCTCTTAAAATAGAGGGGATTGCACAAGAAAAAAGAATTACACATATGGAAGCAGTGCTTTGGTATTGTAAAAAAGAAGGTATCGAACCAGACACAGTAGGTAATTTGATATCTAAAGCTCTTAAACAGAAGATCGAAGCAAATGCAAGAGATTTGAATTTTCTTCCTCGACACGCACAACTACCAGTATAAGGAATATATTATGGGAACAATATTAGTAATAGCACTTTTTAGTGGACTATTTGTAGCAGACAATAAAGAGTTTTTTGATAAAGTTGAAAAAGACATAGAAGCAGGATACACATGGCATCGTGTAGGTCCAGTAGATGCTGACCCAAATTCACTTTCAATCTCAATGGAATCTGAGGGATACAATCCTCAAATCATATGGAAATTAAAAAAGGATTAAAGGAAGGTTTGGTAAAGGGAGCGATTGTTCTCTTTCCAACCTACCTTACAGCATTTCTAACTGATAAGATGATATATGTTATTCCTATGCTTGCAGCTGCCAGTTTCATTGCAGCAAGTATCGGTGATAGCAAAAATGAACATAGAGTAGAAGAAGACGGTTTTAAAAAAGACGATGCAAGCAGTTGATACCTATCTAATGTATTGTGCTTTGAAAGCTCACTTCAAAGGTAATTATGATTACCACAGATTTAGCGGTAAAACGAAAGTTTCTAGAGATTCATTCTGGAAACGGAAAGACCGCATTTTCTTTGTCAAAACTGCTACTAGGTATAATGATAAAGAACTCCTTAACTATTTTGTATCAAACTTTATTAAAGAACGTGAAGGATACATTGCAAACTTTAGCACTAAAAATTATGAAGAATGGATGCAACGAAAGAAGATGTTCTATGAACTCTTCTCTCAAGAGATGCAGCCATTTATTAAGAACTTTGAACCTCTTTTTGAATGTACAGATGACCAACATCCTACATTACTCAAAGAGTATTTGGGTAAAAGAGTCTCTGTTGAGACTATGATTATATTGGATGAACTTGTTGAATTTAGTAAGAAATGGGATAAGGAGTTAGTATGGGATGATTTTGTGTGGCCTGATGTAAAAAAACTTATGAAAAATTACAAAGGGTTCTTGACAATTGATACCGAAAGGTATAGAATGAAATTATTGAAACTTATAGAGGAGTCCAGTTAATGGAAATCACTGTACACTTGGATGGTAATCCCACCATTCGGGAAGAAGGGTTTTTTGAGAGTCAAGTTATTACTCTTGAGAACCAAATTAAAGCATTGCAATTTGACAATGCTGAACTCAACGCTAAAAACGATGAGTTAGGTGAGCGAGTTACTAAACTTGCAGCACGACAACCAGCATGGCCTAAGGGGTATTCTCCTCGTAGACATGACCGCTTCAAAAAGCGGGGATAAGTGGAATTGCCGGTGTAGCTCAACGGTAGAGCAATTGCTTTGTAAGCAATAGGTTGTGGGTTCGATTCCTACCACCGGCACCATTTTTAGGAGTGAATATGGAAGTTAAACTAATAGACCATATGGGAAGTGATTTGAGTGTAGTTAATGCTGCCCGTGTATCCTTTTCAAAAACATCTGAATGGGATTCTATACCAGAAGCTGGAAAGGTTGAAGGTTTTCTAAAAGAAGGTGATGAACGTCTAATTAAGTATCTTGCAAAGTATAATCACTGGAGTCCCTTTGGTCATGCGTCTATGCAGTTTCACGTTAAGGCTCCTATCTTTGTGGCCAGACAACTTGTTAAACATCAGGTTGGTTTAGTGTGGAACGAAGTATCCAGACGTTATGTAGATACAGAAGTAGAGTTTTATGAACCTACTGAATGGCGTCTTGCAGCAGAGGATAAGAAACAAGGTTCTTCTGATGAAACTGTAAAATACAGTATTGCTTCTACCCACAAATTATGTAAAGAAACATATGAAGATATGTTAAACTCTGGAATTGCACCAGAGATGGCCAGAATGGTTCTACCACAGTCCATGTATACAGAATGGTACTGGAGTGGTACACTCATGGCATTTGCTCGTGTATGTAACCTACGATGCAAACCAGACGCTCAAGTTGAAACTCAAATGGTTGCAGATAAAATTGATGTTCTTGCTAAAGAACTATTTCCTAACTCATGGGAGGCATTAAGAGATGTATAATAACGAGAGTAATATAATTGGTGTAGATAAGATTATTATTTTGATGGAAGAAATTGCTTTAATAAAAAGTCGCTATACAGATAGTGATACTGGAAATTTACGAACAACCGTAAGTGTTTTAGAAAAGCGTGTACTAGAACTACGAGATAGAATACATGACTAGACATTTAGTACTAGGTAATGGTGAGTCTAGAGCTTGGTTTAATCCAAATGAAAATAAGATAAACGAAAATAATGTAATTACATGGGGCTGTAATGCAATCTATCGTGACGGTGACGTTAATAATCTAGTCGCTATAGATTATGGAATACAACAAGAGATACATGACTCAGGATACCATAAATGGAACCAGTGTTGGTTTGCAGATTGGAACTTACTTCCTGCTAGTGCTGTAGACGGTTTATTGATGGGATTTGATTTTCCAGAAAACTTTGTTCATAAAAGTAAAACTGTTACAGACCAGTGTGTGATTGCTGGTACTGATCCTGTTACACTCAATGAGAAAATTGAGTCTGCAATAAAACAGTTTCCTAATATTGATATGAAAGACTTACAAATCAAAATGAATAAGGATGTCGGTGTCTGGATTACCTACGTCAACGAAGATGATAGTATAAGGGACATTGACTTTCCTAAGAAGTGGTCAGCTGGTAATACAGCGATACACCTTGCTTGTCAACAGGGAGCGAAAGAGGTGTACATGGTAGGGTTTGATTTAACCTCACCAGATAAACTTATAAATAACATCTATAAGGGAACTGACTATTATTTTCCCGAAGATGCAAGAGGGTTTACTCCAGTTAGCTGGATAAACCAATTGGGTACTGTTTTTAATGAGTTTCCTGATACTGAATTTTATTGGGTTGACCCTGCAAATGAAAGTATTTTCCTAGAAAAAAACATAAAGTACTTGACAAAAACAAAACTTTGTGGTATATTAAACATACGATAAAACATACATTTACATACGATAACATAAGGAGATATATATGTCGTTAAGCGCAATGAAAAAGTCCAACTCTTTGGACAAACTGCTCGGTGCAGCAGAACAAGAAAATAAACCCCTAGAAAAGAAGTCATACATTGATGAGCGTATCTGGAAACCTGTAATGGACAAAACTGGTAACGGTTTTGCAATCATTCGTTTTCTTCCAGCACCAAAGGATGAAGAACTTCCTTGGGTAAAACTTTGGAACCATGCGTTTCAAGGCCCAACTGGTCAGTGGTATATTGAGAACTCTCTTACCACCATTAGTCAAAATGATCCAGTATCAGAACTGAATACCAAGTTTTGGAACTCTGGTGTAGAGTCTGATAAAGAGATCGCACGTAAACAGAAGCGTAAGTTGCAGTACTACTCCAACATCTACGTTGTCAAAGATAGTGCAAATCCACAGAATGAAGGTAAAGTATTCCTTTATCGCTATGGTAAGAAAATCTTTGATAAGGTAATGGAGACAATGCAGCCTGCATTTGAAGATGAGACTCCAGTAAATCCATTTGATTTTTGGGAAGGTGCAAACTTCAAGTTGAAGCTACGTAAGGTAGACGGTTATTGGAACTATGATAAGTCAGAGTTTGAAGCTATATCTGCTCTTGCTGATGATGATGAGAAGTTAGAAGAGATTTGGGGAAAACAATATTCTCTTTCAGAGTTTACTGCTCCAACTAACTTCAAGTCCTATGATGAGTTGCAGATTCGTTTGAATACAGTTCTGTCAGGTACTACTAAAGTTGGTAATGTAACAGACCTACAACGTAGCAATGCATTTGATGACTCACCCTCTACAACTACTGTAGTGGATACGAAAGAGGAGCCTGCTCCTACGGTATCAATGAGTAATACTGAAGACGATGATGACACTATGTCATATTTTGAAAAACTTGCAGAAGAAGGTTAATTGATGAAGACTTTTATTATGATCGCATCAGCAGTGGTACTTTTTAGTACCGCTGCTAGTGCAAACAGTGTAACGATTAAGTGTAGTGACGATGTTGAGCGTGGAACACTTAAACTAAGTAATCCACCTACTATGAACTGTGATGACTTTAATCTTGTCAAGAACTATGTTGGTTCTGGTATTACTGTAGGGCCCAATTCAAAAGTAAATGACTTG